TGGCAACGGCTTCACCGCTAACCGAACCTCCACCGGGCTTCGCTCTGCTGGTACTCTCCGGCAGAGCGAAGCTCGCGGCCGACCCCGCCGAACGGATCGGCCCCGGCCCGGGGTAGCGCACCCCACCGGCGGCCTCCGGTCGTCACATCGGCGACAGCACCTCACGCTGCCCCTGTCGTGACAATCACCGGAGGTCTTGATGAACGTCGTACTGCAACGCCTGATCGCGGAGCGGGCCGAACAGGTCGCCGCCATGGATGCCGTGCTTTCCCAGGTCGACAACCGGGGCAACGACATGGTCGACGCCGAACGCCAGCTTCTGACCGCAGCCCAGAAGCGCATCGCCGAGCTCGACGCCCAGATCGAGCCGCTCGAGGAGTTCGAAACCCTGCGCGGCACCCACGTGGCGGCCGTAGCCCAGCTGGCCACGCCCGAACGGCTGTCGGGCCTGAGCCCCATGCCGGCCACCCTGCCGGCTCAACCCCGTCGCATGGACGGGCTCGAGCGTTCCGTCGAATACCGCAGCCCGGGTGACTTCCTGGTCGACCTGATCCGGGCCCGGGGCATCCATCAGGACATCGACCAGGCCGCGGTGCAACGGGTCATGCAGGCCCGGGTGGTGGCCGACCAGAAGACGACCGACACCACCGGCATCCTGCCGACCCCCATCGTCGGCACGGTCGTCTCCCTAATCGACGCCAACCGCCCTTTCATCACCAGCCTCGGCGGCGCTAAGGGCATGGGGCCGATCCCGGGCGCGACCTTCTCCCGGCCCAAGGTGACCCAGCACACCACCGTCGGCCAGCAGACCGCGGGCGCCAACGAGAAGACGCAGCTGGCGTCCCAGAAGATGACCATCGCCCCGATCACCTTCACCAAGACGACTTACGGCGGCACCGTCGACATCTCCCGGCAGGACATCGACTGGACGAGCCCGGGGGCGTGGGACATCCTGGTCCGAGACCTGGCCCAGGTCTACGCCGTGCAGACGGAAACGGCCGCGGCGGCGGCGTTCAAGGCGGCGGCCACCGCCACCCCGGTAGTGGTGGCGACCAACGACCTGAAGGGCTGGTCGCTCGGTATCTACACCGCAGCCATGCACGCCTACCAGGCCGGCTTCCTGATGCCCGATCGCATCTGGTGCTCGCTCGACGTGTGGGCCGCCCTCGGCTCGCTGGTCGACGTCGCTCGCGTGGTGTTGCCTCAGGACACCACCGCCGAGATGGGCGCGCCCGGCACCTCCGAACTGGCGTCCTTCCGGGGCGACCTGTTCGGCGTGCCCCGCATCGTGGTCCCGACCTTCGCGGCCGGCACCTGCATCATCGGCAACTCGTCACTGTTCGAGGTGTACGAGGAAGTGATCGGACTGCTGTCGGTCGTCGAGCCCTCGATCCTCGGCGTACAGGTCGCCTACGGCGGCTACGTGGCCTGGGGCGCGTTGCAGGGCTCGGCCCTGGTCCCGCTCACCGTCCCGGCCGGCATGCCGACCATCCTCGAGACCGAGGCCGCACCACAAGGTGACGCGCCGGCGCCCGAGCACACCGAACGGGCCAGCAAGCCTGCGGCCAAGTGACCTGGAGCCTCGTCACTCGCAGCGGCAGCTGGGGGCACTACGTGAGTAGTGCCCCTGGCACCGACATGCCGACGTTGAAGCCGGGTGACTGGAAGGTCATGGTCGATCAAGCCTGGATCCGCAAGGACAACATCGGCACGATCGCCAACATCAGCCCCAACATCGACGCCATCTCGCCCAAGCCGGGGACGGCCGGTTCGACCTTCGCGGCCGTCATCACCGGGACCAGCCTCACCGGCGCCACCGCCGTGACCTACGGCGGCACGGCGGCCACCGGCATCACCGTGACCGGTTCCACCCAGATCAACTGCACCTTCCCGTCCAAGGCGGCCGGCGCCTACCCGGTGGTCGTCACCACCCCGGTGGGCTCGTCCAAGCAACATATGTACCCGGTGGCGTGACGTGGCCACGGCCTGGCCGAAGCTGCCCGAGGTCAGGGCCTACCTGCGAATGCAGCCCGACCCGGCCGAGGACGCGGTCATCGACCAGGCCCGCGCCGCGGCCATCGACTACGGCGTCCGCAAGCTCGGACAGACCACGATCACCAACCCCGACGGTTCCATCTCGATCACCTGGACCTACCCGCCCGACACCACCACCCTGCCGTCACTGGCCTTCGACGCCTGCGTCAAGCACGCCGCTCGGCTTTACCGTCGGCGGGACTCGATGGACGGGACCATCGCCTGGGGTGAGGGGATCCTGCGGGTCGGAGGCGCCGACCCCGACGTAGAGCGGGCCTACGCCGCCCTCGGCCCGATGGTGTTCGGGTAGATGACATGGAAGCGCCAGCCGATGGCTGACACCCTGGCGCTGCAGATCGCCACCTACGCGGGCGAGATGGGCCTGGTGACGGCGACCTTCGCCACCCCGCCCCAATCCTTCAACGTCCCGGCCATCGTCGTCAGCTATCCCCGTCAGATCCGCTATTCGACCGTTGCCTTCTCCGTCGACGACGTCGAACTGGTGGTGACCTGCTTCGGGGGGATGGACAGCGTGCTGGTGGTCGACACGCTGGCCGACATCGTTCGTCAATCGGTGTTGTCCGACCCCTCTATCGGCTCCACCGTGATCTCGGCCCATCCCCTCGAGCAGCTCAACTGGCGGGCCATGAACGTGGCCGGGGCCGACTTCCTGGCCGCCGATGTTGTCTTAGCCATCCAGCAATGAAGGAGAACCCATGTCCGTAATCGACGAGGAAGTGCCCGCACCGGCCGGCAACGGCGGCAACGGCCCACCCCAGGTCGGACTGACCGCGACCGGCGACCCGACCCCGCCGGCTTCGACTCCGCTGATCCTGAACGACGGGTACTTCGAGCTCACGGGCGTGAACCTCAGGTGTTTGGTCAAGCACCTCGAGGTTGCCCCGGAGGTCAAGAAGGTCACGGTGACGACGTTCTGCAACGAGACCGATTACCCCGGCGTCGTCAAGTGGCACCTGCGCTGCACCCTGTACCAGGACTTCTCAACCGGATCGACGTTCGCCACCCTGAACTCGGCCTACAACGCCTACGTGGCCAGCGGAACGCCGGCTGTCTTCAAGGCCCGCCCCTACTCGAGCCGGGTGGCCGCCGCGAATAATCCGATCATTTCGGGTTACGCAATTCCGGAGCCATTCATGCTTATCGGTGGCGACGCAGGCGCAGCCAGCGAAGTGGCCGTCGACTGGAACCTGACCACACCGCCGACCATCGACAACGGCGCGGTCGTCGCCACCGGCGCAGTGGCCGGCAGCCCGGGTTACTTCACCCCGTCGGGCGCGACCTCACCGGCCAACCTGGCCGCCCTGACCGGCATCACCGCTTCGCCCTCCACCAACTGGACTACCGGGCAGTTCGTGATCACCGCCGACCTGTTAGCAAACAACTGGAACGGGACGACCTGGGTAGCGGGCAAGCACGCCTAAACAACATGGCATCACAACCGATCGTCGCCATCGATGGCGCCAAGGCGCTGCGCCGCGACATCAACAAACTAGTCACCGACGAACGCTCGGCTATCTACACCGCCATGAAAGAGGCGGCCCGCACCGCGCTCGAGCCCATCGCGGCCGAGACCCGGTCGCGACTGCCGGTGTCGAGGCGCAGGAACAACCGCTACCACACCCGGGGCCAGCTGAAGTCCTCGGTCCGGCTCAGTCTTCTCCGCACCGGCGGGGGAGTGCGAATGGGCCCGACCAGCCGACGCTACGCCGGCTGGGTCGAATTCGGCGGCAACCGTCATCGTCCTCACGAGTCGTCGCGCGAGTTCATCAAGAACGGTCGCTACCTGTTCCCGGCCGCCCGGGATCTGTCGGCCCGGGCCGCCACCCTGTACGCACAGGGACTGCAGCGGGCTTTCGACAGCTACCACTGGACGAACGAGGGAGCCAATGCCCATGACTAAGGAAGAGGAAGCACTGCCGACCCTGGTGACGGTCACCCAGGCGTTCAGCGCGAGGATGCCGTCACAGCGGGTGCAGGACGCGGTGACCCGCATCGAGGGCGGCACCTTCGGCGACATCATCCAGGCGCAACCATTCCGGATCGTCGCCTTCCGCAGGCTCATGGCCGATCATCCGGAACGGGACATCACCAGTCTGTGGGCCCAC